GGCACTGGCGTCGTGGCGCCCGCACTCCGATCAGGTCAAACGCCGCTGCGAGTTCAAACTCCACTACGTCGCGGGTTTCCGCTGACTTGCGGTCGATGTAGTAGACCTCGCGTGGAAACTCTGCTGTCGGGTCCGGGGTGCCGTAAGGGTTGACGTCACCGGGGAAGTTCACCGCATCGATGTAGCGGGCCAGGGTGCGGATCCGGGACACCTTGGCACCTTCCAGGCCCTTTGGCAAGGTCAGCAGGATTGCGGTGATGGTGCCCATGATGTTGCTGCAGCGCAGGCGTGGACGCGGCAGCGAACCCTTGCCTTCATAAGCAAAACCGTCTGCCTCAATGGGAAACCGGAGGTAGCTATTGCCGGCCCACACCAATTGCCCGCCGGCATTCAGGTTGGTGCCAGCGTGGAAGCGGTAAATGTCGGCTACGCCGTGTTGCGGAACGTTCAGCTCCAGCACGAATAGCTCGATAACGGCGCTGGGCGCAATTGCCTGAAGATCAGAAACGGGGACGGTCACGGCTCAAATACCTGCGTGAAGGTCGCGTCAATCTTGCTGCGATCAAAATCAAATAGCTCGCGCGTCCAGCTAGGGCAAATCCACTTGTAGCTGACGGCTTCACCTGGCGGGGTCCAAGTGAAAGAAGCGGCATCAGCAGCCCGAGCGTCTAGGAACGCCTCGATGACATCGGCGTCATCGTCGGTGACGTTAAAAGACAGTCGCCATTCCTTGGGGTTTTGGTTGAGGCCGAACGTGACGCGCTGCTGGTAACCATCGCCAAATTGCGTAGTGCGAATCTTTGGCTCGCTGCTTTTGGTGGCCGAATATGTCGGCTTGTAGTTGGGGAAGGTAGCCATTACACCAGCAAGCCTCCAGGGCGTTTTTGTTTGATGAGTTCTTGCTGGACGGCGGCAGCAATAACGCGGCCCAGTTGGTTGCCCTGTTGGTCGTTGCCTTCTACTTTACTGCCACTGGCATCGACGTTCACTACAACGCTGGTGCTGCCGCCGCTGCCCAGCTTGTCGTTGGGCACGATGGACCCGCTGCGGCCAGGCACGAACAGTTCAGGGCCACGCTCGCCCACCATGTAGGTTTGGCCGCTGGATACCGGGCCACCTTTGGCGCGTTGCGGGATCCCGTAATTTGGCCCAAGCGTGCCAAACTTGCCAACCTTTCCACCGCCGGCACCTAATGGCGTTGATGGGCTAAATGGCGTCAAAAATGTCTTGATGGCATTGATTGCCTGCTCAATGACAAAGATCCTAATTAGTTGATTGGCGATATCAAGAAGAACGCCAGACGCAATTTGCTGCAGACTCTTTTCCCATCCTTGCGCGCCAGCAATTAAGGCATTAAAGGCTGATCCCAATCCTTCGCCCAGCGTATTGGCAACACCATCGGCAAGCCGCAGTTGATTTTGCACAGCTGCATTAAGTTCATATTGTTTTTCAATGGCTTTTTGCAGCGATGCAAGTCTGTCTTGGTCATTTTGCTGTTGCAGTTTATTCAGTTCTCGCTGAACCTCGCGCTGATTGGCGACCAAGGCGACTTGGCCTTCAAAGATAATTGCCCTTTGAGCGTCTATGTCTTTTTCTTTTGCTAACTCTTGCGCATATTGGTATTGAATGTCCAGTTCACGCTGTGCGCCATTCAATCGCGCTGCCAGCATTTTGTCGCCAGCAATTTCTGCATTTGCAATTCTGTTTTGCATCTCCGACTTAAGACGCATAAATTGGCCTTCTGCCGACCTATCGCGGATGACATCTTTAACCCTTGCGGCTTCTTGAGCTGCTGCCTTTGCGGCGCGTTCTGCTTCGTTGGCTGCTTTGCTTGCTGCGCCACTGCCTGCTGCGCGGCCGCCACCCCCACCAACCGTTGCGCCTATCGGGGTGCCCATTGCGTTCGCAATTGGATTTTCTGATTGTTGGCCACGGTTTACGCCTGCCTTTAGGTCTGCAAATGCTTTTCTTTCCCTGGTAATTGTTCTATCAATGCTTGCTCGTGCAGGCCCTTTAGCGGTTTTTCTTTGTTGCTCTAGCAAACTAATTGTTTGCCCCTTTTGCGCCATTGCATTTCGCGCTGCTGCCAAATCTGCTGCGCCACCACCAGCGGCTGCCCCTCCTAACTTTTGTGATTCGGTTCGATAGCCATTAAGCGCAATGGCTGCTGCTGTGATGCCAGCAGCCAACGCAACCCATGGACCAGCGGCTGCCAAAGTAGCAAGCGACAAACCCCCCAGTAATCCAATGGTTGCGCTGATGGCAGGTGCTAATGCAACAAAGGCTGCGGTCAGTGCAATTGATACGGCAGTTATTGTTTTTATTGGACCTGGCAATTGCCCAAATAATTTAAGCAGCGAAGTTGCTCCGTTAATTATTTCTATAAATGCTGGCAGCACATCCTTGGTTAGTGCAACTTGAAAATCTTGAAAAGCGTTTTGCAGATTTTTCACTTGCTGTGCCGGGCCCTTCATTGCTTCGGCGAGTTGGTCTGCGCCTTCGGTACCAGCTCGCTTAAGGGCACGGATAACAACATCACTTGTAATTTTGCCTTCTTCGGCTAATTTGCGAATTTCATTAACTGGCATTCCCAGCTCTTTTGTCAATGCAACAACAAGACCAGGCGCCTGTTCAAGCACTGAATTAAGCTCTTGCCCGCGCAAAACGCCAGAACCAAGGGCTTGCGTTAGTTGCAGCAAAGCCGCTGCGGTTTCAGCGGTAGACGTGCCACTTACTTTTGCCGCAGTATTAAAACCAACAAAAGCAGATTCAATATCCGTAAGCGATACGTTTAGGGGGCGCAGTCTGCCATAAAGCTGCGCAAATTGCTGATTGGATTCAGTTGCGCTTAGTCCAAATTGCCGTCCAGCTCTGGCAGCAGCTTGCTGGGCTTGGGCAATTTCGCCGTATCCCCGAGCCAAAAATGTAAGCCTGCGGCCAGATTCTTCGCGTTGAATGCCGGCCTGAACTGCACGCTGCGCTGTTTGCAGCGTAAAATATGCGGTCGCAAGCTTTCCTAGGCTTGCGGCTAAAGCACTTGCCCCTGATCCAGCAGATTTAAATTTGTCGCCCGTTGCGGCCGCGCTTGTATTGAGCTTATCAACCGCTTGGCTGGTTGCCTGCGCACCTTGCTGCACCTGCCGCAGCTTGCTAACAGCATTGCGGCTGTCAACGTTAATGGCAACATTAGCGACGACAGACACAGCGCAACCCTACCGCCTTTGCTTCATTCTACGCTCCTGCTCCTCGTTTTGAAGCTCAAAGTAGCTGCTCCAGATGAGCAACTCCTCTAGCGTCACCTCTTGATTGAGCCTAGCCAAGCTATAGCCAAGCTCCTTTGCAACGCCAAGCTGTAGCAGTAGCAGATTGTCTTTACTTAGCTCCTTCTTTAATGCTTTTCATGTCCAGCTGCTCTGCATCCTCTGGGTTGGTGATGATCGCCAGCATCATGCCTTGCAGGTCAGCATCTAACACCTCTTCCTTGAGTTCGGCAATTTCACCGGCCGCAAACAAGCGCTTGCCGGTGTCGTCCATTGCCTTGGTAACCAGCAAGTTCAATGCAAAGCCATTGGCATTGTTGCCGCCAGGCATGTTCTCTGCGCGCTCGCGTTCGGCCATTGTGAGTGGCGCGGAGTAAAACTCAAACACGCTGCCATCGGTTAGCGTTACAACCCGCTTGGTTGGCGTCAGGTTGGCTGCTTTCTTGAGGCGTGCAAGCGCGGATCCCATAAAAGTTGATGAGTTAGGTGTACTCTAAGCACAAAAAAGCCCCAGCGCAAGCCGGGGCGATTTTGCTATCAGGCGCTGGTGCTGAAATCAAACGTTGGCACGCCAGCCGGACGGAAGGCAATTTCCACCTGCTGGGCATCGTCAGGGTTGACGTTCAGGCTGGCCGAGGTCAACACTGCATCCATGGCAATACTGCGGCTCAGCGTTTCAGTCCCCTGCTTGTCGGTGTACAGCTTGAAGGCGCAGCCCACCTGCTGACGTTGCAGCACGTCTTCCACCATGCGGTTAGACAGGGCAGCGTCTTCGTTGGTCACGTAGACGGTAGCGGTGCCATTGCCGTCGGCAAAGCCAGGGATGTAGGCACGGAAGGGTGCATACTGCCCAGCGGTTTGACCGATGGTGGTCACGTCAATCTCAGCGCGGCTGATCTCAAATGACCAGGACTGCACTTGCCCAACGGCAGCAAAATCGGCGTAGTACACCTCAAACTCGTTGGGTGCCACTGCGGTGCCATCGTCGGTGATGGCAAGGATGGTGCCACCAGCGGACGTGGAGACGGTCAGCGCACCAGTCGCAGCTGTGTAGCTGAGGACGTAGTAAGTGGTGGCTGCATCAATGGGAGACGGCAGCGTACCAGTGCCGGATCCGCCAGTCTGGCTGTTGATGACGCGGAACTTGACCGGATCGCCAGCCTTGAAATTCAGGTACGGCTGAACGGTAATGACATCCGTGCTGGCATTAACGCCAGACTCGGGGAAATTGCCGTTAGTGCCGGCGGGTTTGTAGTAGAGGGCGCCGGACGTACCGGACAGAACAGTAACAGCCATGTTGTGAACGGTAGTGGCTGCGCTCAGTCTAAATAGGCTTCAAACGTTGCGGTCAACTGGGTCTGGTAATACGGCTGTGGCGCAGCAGGCGTTACCTGTGCCGGACCAGATACTGGGTCAAAGATGATGCCTGATACAGTCACACGGTCAAACAGATTCTTAATCCGCTCGGCAATGGTGAAGTTAGCGGCAGTGCCAACGCCAATAGGGGTAAAGATGTTCACGGTCAACACGCCATTATGCCGGTTAAACCCTGCGCTACCTGTAGGTAGCAGCGTGGCATAGGCATTGTCGCCAAAACGGATGAATGCCTGCAGCCACGGTGCATTGTTTGGCGGCGTAAAGGGTACGTTTTGGTAGCTCACCGGATATGCCGGCGCAATTGCCATCTGCGTAGCAATGCGGCCTTCAATGGCAGCGCGGACGTCGTTGATGGTGCTACTCATGATTCGCGTCCGATGCGGTCAGCGTTGACGCGCACAAAGCCTTGGATGTCTTTGGCGATGCCTTGCACCCACCCCGCCGGCGCTTGTTTGCTGCTGCCATTGGCAAGAGGCTCTGCATACGGCAGATTGTTGTGCACGCTGTACACGTTACCGAGATTTTCTTGCTGGTAGCCGATGCGTTCAATCTGCGGAGTGCCGCTGTAGGTCCCCGCAGGTTTCTCCCCGCCTGGCGCTGCATTCTCCCCTACCTGCCAACTAACGCGAAACCTTCCAGTATCGACAGGGCTTGCCTGTTTGACTCTTGAGTCAGTCTCTAACACAGCAACCCGCAGTAACTTTTCCATCTGCTGGTTCACGTAATCGCCAATATCACCAACGCGGATAGTGCGTGCCATCAGTCCCTCAGGATTAGCTCGTAGGTGATTGGCTGGTTGTCTTGCTCGATAGTGCGCACCTCAATTACCTGCAAGCTACGGGTGCTAATGATGACGCGATCAGCGGTGGTTGGTGCTGCTGCGGTATCTGCTGCTGCAATAGTCAGCCGCTTGTCGCCAGCTTGGATAAGGTCGTTGACTTCACGCAGGTTTACATCTTCCAGCACACCGCGCAATGCGGTATCACTGGTGGATTCGCTGACGGTGCCAGTAGTTGGGTTGTAGATGCCAGGCGTGACGCGGCGTAGTGTTGCAACACCGCCAAACTTTGCCATCAACTTGCTGGCAACCTTGCGTAAAGGGCTGGCTAGTGTCATGCAAACACCTCGCTGGCAACAATCCTGCCGCGACTAAAGGTGATGTCAACGTTGCTGCTGTGGTTGGCGATGAACAGTGCTACTTCATCGTTAGCGGCCATGCTGATCATCCAGTTGGTGACCAACTTGGCTTCCTCGTTGCCCGAGCCGGTAAAGGCGCGGCATTCGGTTTGATCTATGGCGGTGCCGTTCTTGGCCAGCTTGATGCCGAGCACTTTGTTGTTGCCGCTGACGGTCTTGGCGTCGATGCTGCCGTAGATCTGCATCAGCTTGGTGGCGCCGCTGGTGTTCTTCACCGCAAATGCGTTGGTGGTGCCGAGCGTCATGCCGCTTGCGGTGGCGGTGTCAAGCGTTGCAGTTAATCCGGTGGTGACATATACGCCCTGCGCAACTATGTCAATGGTGCCGCTATCCATCTTGCTGGCTTGGCCGCGCACCATAATTGCAGCTGCGCCAGATGGGCCTGCAGGGCCTGGCGTGGTGACAACGACTGTGTTGGTAGTCTCGTTAACGGTTACGGTTGTCATGGTGCTGTGTAGCCCTCAGAGACGAATACGATGCCTTCTAGGTAATAGTTGCGCAAGCCGCTGGAGTCTTCCAGTAAAACATCGTAATAGGCTTCATTGGGAAAGCCTGCAGTCTGCGTATCGGTCAATGCAATGCTAATTTGCCCAGCAGAGCGGTTGGTGTAGGTAACAGCAAAGTCAGCATATTTGGTAGTGCGGCCT